GTCATACCTGGTAAAGCACGTTGTGGAGCAGGTAGAGCTGTTGTAAAATAATCTGGCAGTTTACCAGCTTTGAATGGAGTACCGCCCAATTCAGCTACAGTATTATCGCCGTTACGTGTTGTATCGTCAGTGTGTAATGTAGCTGGAGCAATCAAGTTCTGGTTTCTAAACCAGCAATTATATGTTGCTACGTATGCCCTGAAAGGTAATGCCTGATATGATATACCAGTTACACCTTTTGGAAGTTTCATGTAGTCTGCAATAGTACCTTTTGTAATTCCAGTTGTGGCTGGTGCATTAATCATAGGTACGGTGTATTCTGTAGATGTTTCCCATGCGGCGTCAGAGCATTCACCCATAAATTCTTTCCAATGGTCCCAAACAAGACGATGTGGAACAGAGAAGTAGTATGTATCATATACCAAACCGTCCATGGTAGGATTTAATGGAGTTTGCATACGAATGATTGCAGTTGTTGTACATTTGAAAGTATCACCTGGTAAAACGTCAGAGTAGGCGAGAAACGGTACGATTACGCCTGCATTGCATGTACCAATGTTATGGAATAACAATGGAAACATTGAACGTTTTATACTAGGTGCTTCTATAGCATTAAAATGTGATTGTGCGTTTCTATCGGACATTTTATTCTCCCAGTTTTTCTTTTGTTGTTACTTCTGGAGCAGGTTGTGTTTTTGCACGTTCTGCTTCAATCTTTTTTGCGACCCATTCCATACCACGGTCAGTGAATTCATGAATATCATTGTTGAATTCTTTTTTTATTTCTGCTGGTACTTGGCGCCATATTTCATTTGCTTTGTTCATTTTTTCTAATGAACTACGTAAATCCAGCATTTCGCTGAAGTCTGCATAAGTACCTTCATAATTCATTTCCAATGGTTTCAGACAGCCGTATTTTTCTAGACATTCGTAGATTTCGGTGTCGGTCTTATTTGCATTTATGTAGTCTTGTACACGTTCTTCTTTACCGTACTTAACCCAAGTTGGGTCCCCGAATTCTTCGCCTTTGGTTTTAGGATAGGTTACGTAGTCAATTTTTTTCATTACAGACATGTTCCCCCCCTTCTTGCTTTTGGTGCTATGTTGATTTTTTTGATTGTTGTTGCCGCACGTCTAAAGATAGAACTATCTTGTCGTCCAGCAGGTTTACGATGTGCCATGATATGTCCTTTTGTTAGAGTGCCTGGAGTATTGTATTTATAATTGACATCAGACATGTCAATATTAGTGTCCAGGATTGCCGTTTGTTCATGTTGTGTCCTTTGTTTGTTGTAGAGCCGGTTTTGAGCCACTACCGGCGGAGTGGTTCTAGAACGCTCATTCTTCGGTGTAGTCTTTTGCTTCCGCAATAGTCTTCACACCAGAAGTGATAACGCCTGTTTCTTGGTCAATTTCCCCCAAAGCCAACAAGCTATAATCTTCTGGAAATTTACAGATTGGAGTATCGTCTTTTTTGCAGAGCAGGGAGAAGTCCCGGATTGCAACTAAGTCGTTTATTTGTTCATATACACCCAATGTGTTTTGTCCTTTTTTGTCATAAACTGAGTACAGTTTTTTAGTCATTTGAAAGCTCCATTTTTAGTTATTTTTTTCTTTGATTTTTCCGTCCACGATTTCGTATTCCACGTTTTGGAACCAGAAGTGTCCGGTTTTTATTTTGTCGTTATCACACATTTCTTGTAATTCAATGTAGATTGTTTTTAGTACTTTCATTTTTACTTCCTTTGTATTTACATTTTTATTTACAAAGGCGCATAATGTATATTCCGCATACTAAAATTCCCGGCTTTTTTGCCATTTTCTAGGTTTAGGCGTATACATCGGTCAACACCTTTGTATGGTCAGAAAGTTTAATTATTGCTAATTTTACCTTCCTTATTTGATAGGTTACACCTATCTTTTTTAAAAGTCAAACAAAATTTGTTCTTTTTAATAATTGGTCAGATTTTTCAAGTAATTTCCGTTCTAACATAGTAAGATATTCTTCTTCTGTAAGTGATGTTTTTGATAAAATTTCATTCCACCTTTCAATTCCTTTTTGTTGTTGTTCATAAGTATACCATTCATATTCTATACCGTTTTCTTCTTTCCATTTGTTCATATAGTATTTTGGTATTTTTTTATTTTTTACTGTTTTATCTATTTTTATCATTATTCCATTATTCTTTTTTATATTTTCTTTAAATTTTTCCCAATATTCTAATCCTATTCCTTTACTACATATAGTACATTCTGGTTTGACATCTATTTGTTTTGCCCAGTTTTGCTTTTTAAATATTTTCTTGGTACAATATCTAGATACATAACATGCGCTTCTATAAGTGAGATTTCCAATTATAACAAAGCCATTTCCCCATATTTCTTTTAATTCTTTTGATTTGTATAATTTATCACTGTTTTTATTGAATTTATAGAATACTAGGTCTTTTGGTTTATAACCCCAGACACAGAAGTGCCAATGGCATCTATGTGTATTTGGTCCATATTCACCGCAACCGAAGTATTTGATTTTACATTCTGGTTTATAATATCTAAGACGTTTCCAGAAATCTTGTTCGTCTTTTATTTTTAAGTAACCACCTTCTGGTAGATGTTCATTATCGTATGTTAGTGTTATGAAACAGCATTCGTTTATATCTGATGTTTGTGTTTGGCACCAGCATCTAGTAGCGTGCGAGTTGGCTCTGTCAAGAAGGCACCCAATACACCGCCCACATGGTATACGCAGACATTCAGTTTTGTATTTGTCGTATTTGTGATTTTCAGAGAATACGAGACGAGTATTATTTTCTACTCGCCAAGCTTTTATAGGGTGAAAACAGCTCATAGTTCCTTTCCTTTGTTGAGATAAAGCAAAGCTAACTGCGTAGTGGTACGGAGCAGTTTACATCGCTTTGCGTTGAGTTGTGCGTAGCACTCATACGATGGCGCTTGCCACGATTACCAAATCGTGAGCAAGATCCGCCATGATAGACCCACGCGAAGTCGTGGGAACTGGACCTATATATTCTTGATATATTAGGTCCAGTTGACAGGATTTTGTTTTTACTACAAAATTCCTGCTAGTGTTCCTAGCCATTTTTTGGTCTTGAC